TAATCGCTGAGAAATTTTTCTGCACCCCTAGTAAACATGGGTGGATCGTCTCGTCAGAAGATTGAACAATTTTTTGACATCAACGTCCTCAACAAATCGATCACCAACAGCATCACCACCAATCGCACGTCGGTGGCGTCGTCCCAGACGAACATTCAAAAGTTATCCATCGTCATCGGTGGTAGCGTGGTGGGATGTGACATCAAGACTGGTCAGAAGATTAAGGCGGACAACACGAGTACTGTTGAATCGGCGGTCTCCAGCGCGGTCAACATGAAGCAAGAGATCTCCTCCCAATTGGATCAATCCGCGACGGCCAATATGGAAATGTTGTCAGAGTTGGGGGACATCACCTCCCTCACCGGTAAAAAGACTCAACAGGACGTTTTACAGGAGATCAAGAGCGTGGTCCAAAACATCGTCGAAACGAACATCACCGAAGAAAACATCACCGAATTGATGGCGGAGCAGGTGAACATTCAGAGCACCGAACTCATCATCGGGGGCTCCTTCGACTGCCGTGGAGGTCGAGGTACGATCGACGCCTCCCAGGACGTCGTCGCCGGTTTGACGGCCACCGCCATCACCGATATGCTCACCGAAAAGATCATGGAGAACAAATTCATTAACAAAATTGCCCAAGAGGGGGAGTCGACACAATCCCAAAAGGCTACCGGCTTCGCCTCCATCATCGATAGCATCGGTGAGGGTATCTCCAACATCATCTCATCCTCCACCGGTATCTTCTACATCATCGGGTGCGTGTGCTGTGTGGCCCTCATCGGCCTCGTCGTGTTCATGATGTCCCCGGCTGGACAAAACTTGGGCAAAGCGGGTGCAACAAAGGTCAAGTATTCTCGATAAATTTCTAGTCATATCACAACATGGGAGGAGGTGGAAGTCCCCGTCAGCAGATTGAGCAGTTCCTCAACATCAATGCACTGAACAAATCTGTGATGAACCAAATCGTCAAAAACAGGACGACCGTTTCTTCGTCACAAAATAACATTCAAAAGTTGACCATCGTCATCGCCGGTAACGTGGTCGGATGCGATATCATAATGAATCAAAAGATCAGCAGTAAAAACGTGAGTACCATCGAATCGGCGACGTCCACGGTGGTCGACATGAAGAGCCAGATCGGTGACATGCTGAAACAGGCGATGGAGGGGAATATGGATCTCCTGGAGGGCGTGGGGGATTCCCTCAACATCGAGGGCGCCGCCGGTGACGCGCAAATTAAACAACACATGAACACCACCATAGAGAACGTCATAGAAACCAACATCACCCAAGAATCCGTGTCCGAAATCGTGTCCGAACAGGTGAACATCCAGAGTTCAGAACTCATCATCGGGGGGAATTTCGATTGTCGTGGGGGTCGGGGGAAGATTGACGCGTCCCAGGACATCGTCGCCATGCTCAGCGCGGATTCCGTGGGGAACATGATCGTCGATCAAATCCTCGCCGATCCGGTGGTGACCGAAGCCACCAAACAAATCGAGAAGAACATTGAAAAACGAAACAACAGCATTCCCTACAAACTCCAACAGTTTTTCTCGAGCGCCGTGGGCATCGCCACCATCGTCGCGTCCGTGTGCATGTGTTGCGCGTTCATGCTCCTCCTCCTCGTCGCCGGCGGGGGTGGGAACAATAAATCTAATTAAAGAACAACTCGACATCATTGTGTAATGATTTTAAGTATCGATGTCGGTATTCGAAATCTCGCCATGTGTTTACTCAACGAAACGTCCGATAACCGGATAGAACAGTGGGATGTTAGCGGTGTCCCACCGGAACACAGAGACGGTTTGTACGTCTCCTTGAGGAAACATCTGGACGAACGCCCGTGGGTCCTCACCGCGGACGTCGTCCTCATAGAGAAGCAACCGGATAGGAATAAGAAGATGGTGAGTGTGATGCACTTTCTCCAGAGTTATTTCGTCATCAAGTGCCCGCACGCGGAGACGATCCTCTACGACGCTCGACACAAAGTACCGGACGTCGCCGGTTCGGGGAAAACCCTGTACAGGAAGCGAAAGAACACCGCCATCGAGAGGTGCAGGGATTTCATACACACCGGTGGTGTGAACACGGACTGGATAGAGACGTTCACGAAATCCAAGAAAAAAGATGACCTCGCGGACACCGTGCTCCAGGCTTTGTCCTACACCAGGAGGGTCGAACCCCTTCCGGAGACGTCCAAACGGGTGAAAAAAGTCACACCGAGGAAACCCACCCCGAATCAAAAGGAGACAAAGTATTCCAAGGCGAACTTGGCGTGGATTTTAAAAAATAAACCGGCGTGTGAGGTTCTCGAGAACAACAAAAGGTTCATGAAGGATCTCCGGAGGTATTACCGGGACGTGGAGGAGTTAATATCTGACATTAAATAAAGTGGTGATGCACTTCACGACGTACGTCATCAACCTCGATTCCCAGGGCGCGAGGTTCGACGCGCAGTCCAAAAGTCTCCGGGAGGTGGGCATCCTCCCCGTGCGGATCAGAGCGTTCACCCACGATGAAATCCCCGAGGAAGACATCGAACGACATTTCGCACGCCACGCTCGACGCCTCATGCCCCACTCCAACATGGCGTGCGCCTACTCCCACCTCGTTGCCCTCAAAACGTTCCTCGAGACGGATCCACGACGCGTCGCCCTCATCCTCGAGGACGACGCGTTCCCCCTCGTGGACGTCGACGACCTCCAGAAAATCGCCGAGACCGGGGGGTGGGACATGCTCTCCCTCCACTGCGACGGCCTCTGTCCGCGGGGTGGCGGGGCGCCGGGGAGAATGTCCGCCTCCGCCGCAGCCTACTTCGTCACGAGGGAGGGCGCCGAGAAAATTCTCCGCCACAAATTCGATTATCAATACGACATGGACACCAACCACGTGCGGGGTCTCCGGAAACGCGTGGACGTGCAGAACTCCTTCTGGACGGACGAGGACGCCACCATGTCGGGGTCGATGAGCACGAACCGGAAAAACGTCACGACGTGTCCGACGTTTTTACGGGACGTGAGGGGAAACAGGGGTGAGAAAAACGTGTGTCACGCCTTGTGGTATAAACTTTTTCGTGTCTTTCGTTACGAAATCACTACTTTCGATGTCTTGGTCGTCATAGTACTTGTGCTGGGTGTGCGGAAACTTCTTCGGATGGCGCGCGACTGAGGATGTTTGATTTCCATCGCTGCACCATGTCTCGAAGCGTGTTTTCGCTCTTCACGCGTATCACCGGTGAGAGACCGTTGACGACGTCCGGTTTGGCGCGTTCGTCGTCCTTGAATTTTTTTTGGTACGCGATGATACTGCACGACGGTATGTCCGGGGCCTCCTCCAATAATCTGTCGTATTCCTGTCGAAACTGACGAACGAGATCGGTGATGTTGTCCTTCTCACGGTGCTTCGGGTCGAGGGAGAGTTCCATGTCGATCGCCCTGTACAATTTCGACCACGCCGTGCTCATCTCACTGTGTTTCTCCGCCAGAGACGCGCTCTGACTGAATTTGCCAATGCTGTTCAAAACACCCCCCAAGACGTTCAGGGTCGCGAAGACGACTTGAAAAAAACGCGCGTGTTCGGGAACTTCCTCGGTACTCGTGGGATTTATTACAGCGAATCCACCAACCCCCGTGATCGAGGCTATGATGATCGACGGGTAGGACATCCAGTCGGAGACGCTCTTGTAGTGAATGCGGGCGTGCGTGTGGAGCCAACGGTACCCCGAGGCCTTTTGTTTCCACTCCTTCAGAAGATCCTCGGACCGGTGGTCCCAGTTTTCGCTCATGTTACATGTCCATATTTTTAATCTCAGTCGCCTTGTTTCTCGCCAGCGTATCCACCTTTTCGTTCATGGGATGACCGTTGTGCGCCTTCACCCATCGCCACTCCACGCTCTTTAGGCTGTCCCGAAGGAGGTCGATTCTCTCCCACAATTCCCTATTCTTCACCGGTTCGTTTTTCGACGTCTTCCACTTGTTTTGTTTCCACGCGTGTATCCATTTCGTGATGCCGTTCCGAACGTACATGGAATCGGTGTACACGGTCACGTCGTCGACACCCAATTCAACGCACTTTTCAAGGGCCTCGGCCACGGCGGTCATCTCCATGATGTTGTTCGTCGTGCGCTTCGCACCCCCGACAAGTTCGAACCCAGGGCCGACGCACGCCCACCCCCCGGGGCCGGGATTGCCCAACGCGCTTCCATCTGTGTACACGTTCATCCTTTTCGAGATCTCGAGTCTTCCCTTTATCAAAAAAATATATGTTAAATGTAAATGAATCTTGCAGTGATCGGGATCGTGATACTCTTAGTCATCGGTGTCATCCTGTTTTTTGTGCTCCAGGGTGACGACGCACAAGTCGAGGGTCCCACCGGTGACGTCGTCGGCCCTTCCGATGAAAAT